AACAAGACCTCCCAATTGGTAACCATCGGACGGCTTAACCATTCCGCCACCATAATAATCTATTAAACTTTTGTATGCCATAATTTTATCCTAATTGTTTTCCAATGCTGTAACCTTTGCTGATAGTTCCTGAACTGCTTTTATTAAATATGCTGTTAGACGAGTATTATTATAAGATTGGAAAACAGGGTCTCCGTTATCATCTACAGCATCCTTATCTCCCTTCACAATATCTGGGAAATGCTCTTCTAATTCATGGGCTATAAAAGAAATCCTCTGATCATCAAACTTTTTAAAAATACCACATTCTTTTTGTGTATAATGAATAGGTCTTAATTCATTTATCTTATCAAGAACTCCATCACTTACATCAGTTACATTTTCTTTAATTCGATAGTCAGATGTCTCATTGGGCCAGACTTCAGTAGTGTCAACCCACCCATCTATATAAGAACCATCCCAATAAAAGTTCATATAGTTATCATCATCATCGGAACCTCCTTGTCCTGCGCGCGACATAAATCCATCAAAAGAAACTAACCCATCTACTTCAAGCAGTGGGTCTTTCGTAGTAGCCAATGGAGTACTTCTTCCAATCATCACTACACCAGTAGAATCTAGTACCAACCCAGAGGTTGCATCAGCGCTTGCCCTAATATTATTAGATACAATTTTTCCTTTAACTTCTAAATTCTTTTCAATGACCTGATTACCATCTTTAGATAATGCTACCTTCCATAAGGCACCTTTATTCTTTTTATATAGAGCTAATGGTTTATTGCTTTCCTGTGCGAACACCTGTTCCCCATCACTCATTGTCCTTACTGCCGGTGAATGGCTTACTATATTTTTAGAATCACCAGAAGCTACAGAACCTTCTTTAGCATTTTGTATCCTTCTTATATCTCTATCAAATGTTACTGACATTATGATACTCGCTTATGTATTGGTCTGTATTCAACTGATATATCATTTATATCAAACGTACCGGTGACTTGCTGTGGCTTAAACCTAAATTGTATACTCTGACATGACGGTATACTATCAGCTGTAAATGTAGCTACATCCCATGCGGTAACAGCATCTAAATCACCAGAATCTGTTCCAGCTGGAGATACATTTGAACCAGTAGAAAAATCACCCCAGCTATCCTTACCATCTACAGAATATTCTAATGGCGTTAATTGGTCAGCGCTTGATTTATAAGTAGCATATACTTTATATACTTTCTTTATATGAGATGGATCACCAAAATCTATATCTCTGGTAGTTATATTAATTTTGGTTTGGTTAGCAGAAACATCACTCCAATACCTTGTCTCAACTGTAGATGAACCATCATAATAACAAAAGAAAAGATTACCCTGCCAGTCTGTAATAAAATTCGTGTATTTCTTTTGGTCTGTAAATGCATTATTAGCAAAAACCCATGAACGTGTTTTGAAATCATATATATAAGCATCACCACTACTAACAGAACCATTTGCCGCCACCCCACCATAGTCACTACCGGTATGGTTTGCACCACTGCAATCTTTCATTACTATTAATTGTTTACGGCGCTTTTCATAACCAACTATACTAAATCCTATCATATTAGAAGAATACATAAAATCACTCCAAGAAGGAGGAAACAATGCATTAGCCCCACTGGTATCAGCTATCTTACTATCTATTAGGTTTGTTATCTTACGGCCATCATATAGATAACACCCGCTATCATTAACCCAGCATATGCCATAGTCAGTTCGCGCCACAGCGGCTGGATGCTGAACACCATTATGTTTTATATTCTCTTCAAGGAACCAGTTAGTATCGGATGGAGATGATATATTAATAATCTGTACTGATTTCTGTTTAAACGCCAGTAATCTATCAGCATACTCTTCTAACTTTACATAGTTCTCGGCATCACCCTTTACAACATCAATAAAATTTGTTGATGGAAAAGTGTCAAACTTATTAGGCATACTATACATAACTCTGTCACCATATACCACAGGCTGACCCGTTTCTTGATTAATTATTTTTACATTAGCTATAAATGTACGCCTGTTAGCAACAACTGCTGTCTTCCACCCCTCATTTATACCTCCCAACGAAACAGAATCTATAGTAGGTGAATATCCATTAATTGTATCATATGTATCTAAATTTTGTTTTAATGAATCAACAAGCTCAGTATATACTTCAGTTTCACCAGAACCAGCGCTATCGCTAAGAGGATTCCAACCAGTGTTGCCAAGCGTTACTGAGGAGCTCTCTCCATCTGTGACGGTTTCAGTCCTTTGTACGTAATCAGCGTCTAATGATGCTCTTGCTCCTTTTCTAAGACTTATATCAAGAAGTAAAGTCCAAGGTTCATCATCACTACCACTGGGCCTACAATATATTCTTCCACCACTTACTCGATTTCCATAATTTTTAAGAGCTCGCACCCTTAATGTTAATTTATAACCGGCAGTTACTGCAAAAGTATTATTCGCTGTTGGTACAAATAATAATGATTCCTGATTATCGTCATATATAAAACTGGTAGCTATTTGATAAGTATCTGCAACCCACGTACTAGCTGTATCCGCTACCTCTATAAAACTTAAATTAAAACCGGCCCCAGCTGAAGGATATGTGCCCCCAGCCCCAGCCACAGTATCAATTCTACCAACCGTTGGTGGGCTGAGAGAATTTAATTCACTTTTAAAATCATGAATTGTATTTTGTATTGAAAAATCATTAGAAGTAGTGTTCTCAAAATGTACACGCTCTATATATCCAAACCATCTAATTACAGAACTATTCTCAAAATCAGTATCACAAGCCCTTATTGCATTATCAACAAAATAATACGATACCTTTGATGCGTTAGTAGCTAACATTGTATTGGTTCCATCACTCCTTAAATTCATCTGGCTAACATCCCAAGCTCCTTGTGTTCTTTTCCATATATCTACAGTACCAGTAGCCGCATCTGCAAGTGCAACAAAAGTCTCTCCAATTACATGACGCTTAATAACTGCTGATGTATCCGCTTCCGAAACAGGAGATGGAGATATTTTTAAATCTTCAGTAGATGCTGAAAATACTTTAAAAAATCCATTATTATACTTAGTACCAGTTACTGATATTACGCTTCCTACTGGAAACTTTGAATAAGCATTAGCATCCTGAGTCTCTATTGTGTTGGATGGAGCCTCGTCTGCGGCAAAATCTATATTTGAACTACCAGTAATTTTATAACTAGAATTCTCTACTCCATAATCAGATTCAAATACAGCTAATCCATAACCTGAAGTTGCCGTAGCTGTCGCATCAGCTATTGTGCCCTCATATCCAGCCTCCCCGCCCCTAGTTCGTATGGCACCCTGCTTGTCTATCATTATATCTACACCATTGGCAAGCTCATTTTCCTGTAGATCGCGGGGGTCTTTCAGGTTATTAATACCGCCTGAGAAGTTATTTAATGTATAGGTCTGTTTTGGCACTATGCTGACCTCACTAAGAAATCCTCTACAGTACCGCGACCAGCCATACTATTGTAATATTTCTTCCAGTATTTGGCCTGCCCCTCTAAGCTTGACGGGAGTGGTTTGGGTATGCGTCTATAATGCAAGCGACACATCGCTATTTGAGCGGCGAGGTTTGTTTCCAGTATATAACTCCAGTCTTCTTCATTAGGCTCTACAAAATAAGATAGCTTTACCTTAGTAGCATCAGCCACCTTGCGCATAAGACTCTTACGATAGGCAAGGTAATTCTTACATATATCTACCGCCACCCATGATTCGCATTGGAAAAGTCCTCTCGCTGGCCCCTTTATCTGTCTTATATATTTATAGCCGCTTTCAACTTTACCAGTCTTGTAGACAAGATCGGATGCTTCAGGTGAATGCAAATCCATCTTCTTTAAGACCCTCTCAATGAGGTCTTTAACCTGCGGTTCGTTTAACAAACTATTTCCCCTTGAGAATACCGTGCAACAAATCAGTAACAACGTCAACAACTTTTTCAAAGAATATTTGCTCCTTATCTTCTGATACAAATGG